AGAAGAAGAATGAGATTGGCATTGCATGGGGAGAATAAAAGTAAAAATACTTTTATATTATTAGGATGTAACCAAGGTGAACTAAAAGAACATTTAGAAAAACAATTTACATACGGAATGAACTGGGATAATTATGGAAAATTTGGTTGGCATATTGATCACATAATTCCATGCTCGGATTTTGATATGGCAGATACTGAACAACAAAAAAAATGTTTTCATTACACAAATTTACAGCCATTATGGTGGTATGAAAATTTAGAAAAAAGATTTAGAAAGGACAAATAATTGAAAAAGAAAAAAATTATAATGATTTCAGATCATCCGTTGATAGCTTAGCGGATGTAAAATTCGGTGAATTGCTGGAAACTCCTAAGAGCCATATTGACTACAACGTAATTGGAAACGATAAGCGTGATATGTGTAAAAACAATATGGATTGGACAATCAGCAGCCAAGCACCTGAGCTGAAAAGCGGGTGAAGGTTCAGAGACTACAGTGAATCTAAGTTCATAAACAATTGAATAAGATAATAATCTGATAGCGCCGAACATCTTTTATTGATAAAAGATGATGATATAGTCCAACCATTTTTGAAAAAATATGGAGCAATAGTAAGCACTAGCGGGGTAGGTTGCCAGGCAAGATATCTGATAGACGGTTTATTGCGAACTGGAAAATATCAGTTTCGTTGTCTAGGAGCTGCAATCAAACATACAAATTATGATATCGTGAATGTACCAGCACCAAACAATGAATGGAATGATGGAGATTGGGTGATTAAGCCAATCGATGGATTCGGTGATGTAAATATTATCAGGTATCTTCTCGCAACAGAAGAACCTGATGCCATTCTATTGTTCACCGATCCAAGATTTTTTCCTCATATTTTTGAATTGGAAGATGAAATTCATCAAGTTTGTCCAATAGCTTGGTGGCACGTATGGGATAACGATCCTTGGCCATCGTATAATGAATACGTTTATGAAAGCATAGATTTATGCAACTGCCATAGTTATAAAACATTTTCAATGGTTAAGGAACATTACCCAGAATTGACAAATTTTATTCCACATGCTGTGCCTGAAACGGTTTTTCATCCATTACCTAAAGAACAAGTAAAAGCAGCTAAAGTTCAGATATTGGGAGAGTCTAGAAAAGATGATTTTATTGGATTTTGGGTAAATAGAAATGCTAGACGAAAAATGCCAGGAGATCTTTTGCATGCTTGGTCAATTTTCTTGAAGATGTTGGAAGAAAAACACGGACATAGAAAGGCGTGTTTGATTATGCATACCGATCCAAAAGACCAAGAAGGTCCAAATCTTCTTAAAATCGTTGAACACTTTAATATATTTGAAAATGTTGCCTTTTCCACAGATCGGGTAGATTTTGCAAAAATGGCAATGTTGCATAATATCGCTGATTTTGCAATCAATATTGCCTGTAATGAAGGCTTTGGACTCCTAACCTTGGAGGCGATGATGTGTGGAAAACCAGTTATTGCCCTAAAAACGGGCGGCATGACAAGACAAATTGTTGATCATCGCGATGGTTCAGAAAATGGAATAGCCCTTGAACCAGAAGTGAGAAATTTAGTAGGTTCTCAGGTGGTTCCATTTATATTTGAAGATCACATTAGTAATGAAACTGTAGCAAAGTCAATAATGGAAATGCATGATTGGGGGGAAGAAAAGAGGAAGCAAGTGGGTCAAAAAGCATTAGAATATGCTCATTCAGAATTTAATATGAAAAAAACTGTATCAGATTGGGATACGACGTTAATGGATACGATTTTAAATTGGAAAGACAAAAGAAAAAGTTGGAAATGCATAAAGATGTAAATTTTGGAGATAGCATATGAGTGATATAAAAAAATATTTAGAAAATTCCGAATCAACAGCCTTTTGGTCTTTACAGATTGGGAAATTCATTAATGCAGAGACTGGAGTAGATTTGAGAGAATCTTTGGGTGTATCTTCATTTTTATTTCAGGGATCATTAAAAGAGTGGTGTGAGCTTCTTTACGAGCATGGGGTAAGCACACTTTTAAAAATAACAGGTGAACAAAATAATTTTGAAAGAAAAGACAAGAAAGATTCATTTTATGCGAGTTCGGCCGTTTATAGGAACTTAAAAATGGTTACCGATTATGCTGATAATCTTTCAATTTATAAAAATGACGATTTGCCTTATGATACTTTATTGGTAGTTTCTGAAGAAGGAAAATCTGGGGTTGTCAAAGTTTTGAATATGAATGAAAATGGGAGCATAGTAATATGAAATTTAATAATGTTATAGAGAAATTTATTTCTCCATACTACCAGAAAGAGAGCATTATTACAGATGTAGATGATGTGCACGGATCTGTTTGGTTTGATTTTACTAATGAGATAATACATGTTCAAAAAGATATGTCTTTTCAAGCTTTATATTCATATGTTGTTGAGTGGTGGTGGAGCCGTGCACCATCATCGTCTCTGTTTCCGTTTGATTTCACAACACCAGAACAATTTCAAATTGGTGGTGATTATCATGGTTCTTGGACTTTTTCCCGTAATTCCCATCATCACATAAAAAGTGCTGGTTGGAACGAGGCATTAACTGGTAAAAAATATATGGGAGTTGTTACATTGGGAGACATCGGAGAAAATACGGCAGTTATTATTAATATAAGTGGAAGAGAAAAACATTTTGCAGGTCAAATTAATGAAGCAATTGAATTTAGTGATTCAGATAATTTTATAAGTTTATTGGCTTATTCTGATTATGGTTTATCTGAAAAAATTCTATCTGCGGTTTCCAGTAATGAACAAATTGGAGTTGATAAATTTGATACTATTTGTTATAGATTTCCGCTGAGCGACGGAAGAAGAGGATTGGTATGAAAACAGTATTATTGAGAGCGCCGGTTTTGTCTTTAAGCGGATATGGTGTACATTCACGACAAATATTTAAATGGTTATATTCTAAACCACAAGAATATCATATTTTTGTTGAGCCACTCAATTGGGGCCAAACGCCTTGGTATGTTGATAAAAAAGCGCTAAATGGACTTGTGGGCAACATTATGAAGTGCACGCTTCCTATGGTTAAAGATCAAAAGGCGGACATATCGATACAGGTTCAATTGCCGAACGAATGGAACCCAGCTTTGGGAAGATTTAATGTGGGAGTTACGGCAGCCGTAGAGACAGACAAATGCAATCCAGAGTGGATAAGTGCAATCAATAATATGGATTTAGTTATTGTTCCATCGGAACATGTTCGAACCACATTACAAAATTCTGGACAGGTTCAAAAAAGGATTATTGTAATTCCTGAAGCATTTATTGAAGAGATAGAAAACAAACAAGATGATTTGCCAGAATTTGAAACAGATTTCAATTTTTTAGTATTTGGTCAATTGACAGGAAATTCTGATTTACAGGATAGAAAAAATACATTTAGAACAATTAAGTGGCTTTGCGAAACATTTAAAAATGAAAAAGATGTTGGTATTGTTTTGAAGGCGAATAGTGGCCGAAATACGGCCAGGGACAGGTTGCTAACGGAATCATTAGTTAAAAAAACATTAAAAGAATGTCGAAAGGGTGATGGTCCACCTGTTTATTTATTACATGGTGCAATGGATGATCGAGAAGTTGCTTCTTTGTATCGTCATAAGCAAATCAAGGCTTTGGTGACATTTACGAGGGGGGAGGGATACGGATTGCCAATTTTGGAAGCAGCTGCATCTGATCTTCCAATCCTTGCAACAAATTGGTCTGGACATTTAGATTTTCTAAATCATGGAAAGTTTATTAAGATTGATTATGATTTGAAAGAGATAGATAAGTCAAGGGTTGATGGAAAACTTTTTATGAAGGGGTCGTCCTGGGCAGAACCAAAAGAAATATCCGCGAAAAAAGCTTTGAGAAATTTTTATGAAATGTCAGACAAGCCAAAAGAGTGGGCAACAGATTTGGGTTCTAAAGTTAGAGAAAAATATTCTCAATCAAAAATAAATGAATTATATGATAGGGTTTTTTCTGAGATTGTAATATGGTAATTTTTTTAATAGTTTTAAGTTTGTTATTAGCTTGTTTATTGGCGGCATCACTTGTTGTCAATGTAAGATATGGTAATATGTTAATAAATGTTGAAGATAATATTGAAACTTGTTTAGATATTTTGGATAGAAGATATCGTAGCATGATGCATATTTTTGATGAATCTCCTGGTTTAGTTTCTGATGAGCCTCTTGTTCAAAATTTTATAAAAGAAGTTAAGAATTCTAGAGATGACATATTGATTATAGCCAATATAATATCCAAGCCAAACGAATTAGTGGTAGCAGACAATGGTGACGACGAAGACAGTGTCACCCAAGACAAAACAACTGACGATGCACCACAGTCAGAAAAAGATGATATAAACTTTGTTACCTCAAGGGAAAAAGAAAATAAAAAAAAGGAGTAATGGAAAAAAAAGCAAAAAAGCATCAAAAACAGGATATTTTAATAGCGACGTTGATGCATCCATTACAGAGTTCCAAAAAGCAGAAATAATAAAAAATAAACATTCAATTTATAAAGAAGGCATTAAGCCAGCATTTGATAAATTGGTTGAAAATCTTATTTATATTCACAATTACGAGAGTCTTCATGACACATATGAAGATCTCAAATCTGATACGGTAACATTTCTTTATCAGACATTACCGAAATATGATAGCACTAAAGGTTTTAAGGCATTTTCATATTTTAATGTTGTTGCCAAAAATTTCTTAACCATAAGGAGCAAGCAACGTTCTACGCGAATAAAGCGCAATGTTTCAATGGACGAGCCAGATTCAATGGACTATGTTGAATTGGAAACATTGCGAGAATATTGCACTGTTCCTTCACCAGACAATCAGATGATAGATAAAGAATTTAGTAAAGAAATAAGTGTTTTACTAATACAAGTAAAAACTAAATTGAAAAATGATTCAGAAAGAAAGACCATAGATTCAATCATCTTTATATTTAAACATGTTAATAAATTAGATCTTCTTAATAAGAGGGCTATATTTTTCTACATTAGAGAAATGACGGGATTAAGTGCTAAGCAACTTACAACAAATATGGCAACCATTAAGAAAATATATAAAGAACTGAGAGGCGATGATGTGTTCGGAATTTTCAACTAATAACTGGGAAAAAGATAAATATAAATTACTAAAAGAGTTTGATGTTTTGTTGGATTCAATTGATTCGTCAAACTCTAAAGAAAAGATATTGTGGAAACAAATATATGATAATTCTATATCTGATAGAAATAGTGCAAATCTTTGTTTTATGGACTTGTTTCCTCATATAAAATCAAGTCATGAAAATCATGCAATTATGGGAGACAAATTAGCAAATTATCTTACAAGAATGGAAAAATCAAATGAACAACTTCTTAAGTTGTCTTCATTAATAAGAAAGGCTATTGAGTCAAATATTAGTGAAGGAGATTATGATGAAGATGAGCTGTTGGGTGGCACGCCAACATCTCCGATATTGGTAAATGGAAGCGAAGAATAAATTTGGTTGATGCAACAAATCCAAGTGGCCATCCTGGCCATAGAAAAGCTTTAGGCACAGTTTCCGAAATTGATTCAGAGGTTGAAGGCATTCGTGGCACTATGCCTATGCCAATTTTTCAAATTGCTGTAGTTGTAGATTTTATTGATAAAAGAGCTTTTAATAAAGACGATATTGCTGCCATTGAAGAAGATTCTAAAACACAGGGTTTGGCCCGAAGAGCGCCACACGGCTCAATTATTGGAAGAATAACAACTCGTAGCGGTGCTTTATATGATTCAACACCGGAAATATTTTTACCGGCTATGCTTTTTGATGCAGATCCTGTAAAGCCGGGAGAACAAGTATTTGTATTTTATGTTGATCCAATGCACGATACCCATATTGGATATTGGTGGAGAAGAGTACCACAACCTTTAGATACCGATGATATTAATTTTTGTCATGGCGATAGAAAATATGAATACCATGAAGATTTATCGCCATTTGACAAATTTGACGGGAAAGAACAACCAAAACCCAGATTTGACAATGGTGGAAGCATTATCGATGACGATCAAAGAACATTGTCTGGCATAAATGATTTTAAAGATATTCTCAACAATGCTAAATCTAATAAACAAATTGTAAAAGAACCTGTTGCAAGATTTAGAAAGAGACCTGGAGATAAATGCATTCTTGGCAGCAACTCAACAAGAATAGTATTGGGAACGGATCGCCCAGGAATTACTGCAGAATCGGATCCATCCTTTACTGATGAAGACACTGGGTTGGCAATTCCGAGACGGGATTCTGGAACCATTGATATGGTTTCTGGATATGGATTTAGTGGAACTCCAACGGCTCCGGTCATAATAGAAAATGATAGAGGAGAACTTGAGGTAAACAAAACACCAACTAAAAATAATGAAGAAGATAATCCAATCGAAGGTGAAGTAGATTTTGAAAATGATAAATCAAGAATTTACATATCTGCAGATACAAATGCCGATGCTCATTTCTCAATATCTTTCCCCGCAGATGATGGAACAGGATCTGGTCCAGCTGTTGTGATTAAGTCTGATCAGGTAAGATTGATAGCTCGTTCTGATATTAAAATTAGTGTTGGTGAAAATGGTGCAGGAATCATCATTAGGGGAAATGATATTATTTTATTGCCGTCACCAGACGGCGTCATTAAGCTCGGCGGAGAAGATGCTGACAAGGCACTGTTGGTGAACACCGGAATTAATGCTGGTGGAACTGTTGTTGGAATTCCCATCTTATCAACAATGGGTGGAGCCTCTGGGTTAGGAAACCCAGTCCAAGGTTCATTTGCAACAAAAGTTCTGGTGAAATAATGGGAGTATTAGAAGCAGCAGGAATATTGAAGGATGGAAAAATATCTGACAGTATGGTTGACAGATTTTTTGTTGATGTTAAAAAATTGCTTGGAACGGGCAATCAAGCTCTTGATTTTTGGATTGTTCCAATTCCGCCTGCTTTTCCGCCTGACCCTTTGATTGGAGTATTAAACCCTCTTGGTGTTCCTTTGCCGCCATATGAAGATAGGAATTTATTTCCAATATATCACAAGATTTTTATTGATGCGATGCTTGAAGGAACGGCGAAAGCTTTAGATACAGATGGTGGAACACCTTTGGCTCCAGTTATGGATCCGTGTGCTCTCGCACTTAAATTGGGGATTCCATTGCCAGATTTATCATTTGATGCTGCTTTGGGATTATTTCCATTGCCAACGCCAGATATTTTTATTGATTTGTTGGAAATTGATGCCGAATTGGCTTTGGAGTTGCCCGGAATTTTGGTTGAGCTTGCTGTCCCAGGAAAGCTTCCATTTCCGCCTCTGCCGCCAATACCAGATCTAAGTGCTTTTATTATTCTGCCAACCGTTCCAGGTTTGGAGATACCATTTCCACAAATACCAACGATTCCTTTACCTGCTTTTCCTCCGCTTGAATTGAATATTGATGTCCCTGGCATTGATTTTAATATTCCAAGTATTATTCCTTTATTGACTTGTATTCTTACGGTGGCAATTCCCACAGCTTTTTTAAAGTTGGTTGAGAAGGCACCAGAGTTGCCAGGAAAATTGGCAGAAGGTCCATTGGGAGTTGTTGCATTTGTTGCTGAAGTTGTTGTTATTTCGGTTTTGGCATGCATTGGCTCTCTTGTTATTGGATCATTATTAACATTTGTGGCTGGACTTGTTATTTACATAAAATATGTGATTATTTTTCTTGTTTTAGCTCTTATAGCACAAATTTTAGGGGTTGGTTGTTTGACGACAGGTTTCGCTGATTTTCTTCTTTCGTCATAAGGTTGATAAGTATTTATATGGCTAATATTAAAGAATTAGATTTCAAGTCTGTTGGTGTTAAACAGACGGCGAAAAAACAGCCAGATCCATTTGCAGATCGACCAATTGGTTTCAAAACCCCCATGAAATTAGGTCAAAGTTCTGATGGCATATTTTCTATGCACTTTACTTTGTCCGATCAAATAAGAGATAATTTGAGAAACCTTCTGTTGACCAATCACGGAGAACGTGTTGGTCTTTATGATTTCGGTGCAAATTTACAAGAGCTATCTTTAGAGTTGGGTTCCAACATATTTGATGATGAAGCATTGCTTAGAATTAATACGGCTGTAAATAAGTATATGCCGTTCGTAATGCTTAAAACATTAGAAAGAGAAATTGATAATTTAGACAATGAAAATGTTGCAAAAATTAGATTGAAAGTTCATTATGACGTTCCCACGGCGGGCATTACTAATCAATTAATTGTTGTTAGTTTCTTTGTTGGAGGATAATAGAAAGTGGCAATAGATACAAAAAAATCAATTAGACCGATTAGACAAAGAAAGTTTTTAAATAAAGATTTTGATTCTTTTAGATCAGATTTATTAACGTATGCTCGTTCTTTTTATTCTGATAAAATTCAAGACTTTTCTGAGTCAAGTTTGGGAGGTGTTTTTCTTGATTTTCCTGCTTATGTGGGAGATGTAATGAGCTTCTATCTTGATCATCAATTTAATGAATTATTTTCCGATAGTGCTGTTGAAATTCAAAACATAGAAAATCTAATCAAATCTGCTGGTGTTCCCATTACTGGAAATAGTCCAGCAGTTGTTACCATGAGTTTTATCATTGAAGTGCCCGCAATCAAGGTTGGCACATCTTATGAACCAAATCCTGCAGCTTTGCCAATCATTAGACAAGGAACAATATGTGCTGCAAACAATGGAACGCGATTTGAACTAATAAATGATTTAGATTTTTCTGAAAGAAATAATGAAGGCAACTTTGTTGCGACACTAAAGGTTGCATCAACCAATGCAGATGGTTCTCCATCAACATTATTTATGGTTCTCTCTGAGATTGCAATTTCTGGGTTCACAAGAACAGAAACATTTGTAATTCCAAATAATTTTATTCCATTTAGACAAATTATTTTAGGTTCTGAAAATGTAACTCAAATAAATTCTATTATTGATTCTGAAGGAAACACCTATTATAAGGTTGGTTCTTTGACTCAAGATGTTGTTTTTAGAGGTATTCCAAATTTACGTGATGATAATGATGTTGTTGAACAAGTTTTAGAAATTCAGCCGGCTCCATATAGATTTGTTTCAGAAACATCTCTTAATAGTAGATTAACAATTCTTACATTTGGAGGAGGACAAGCAGATAGCATCGACAACGACATCATTCCAGACCCTTCAGAATTTGCTGTCCCATTATTTGGGAAACAAACATTTGAAAGATTCTCAATTGATCCAAATAAATTATTAGATACGCGGACATTAGGTGTTGCTCCACATGGAACAACATTATCTATTGTTTACAGATATGGTGGAGGATTAGGACACAATGTGGCCAGCAATACAATTCGTACTGTTTCTTCATTATCTATGGTGTTTCCCGGCAATCCAACGGCAACATTGGCAGCACAAGTAAGAGCTTCTGTTGACGTTAGAAATAATAAGCATGCTTCTGGTGGAGAAAATGCTCCAACAATTAGTGAATTAAAAACACGCATACCATCAGCAAGAAATTCACAACAAAGAATTGTGACAAGAGAAGATCTTTTGGCTCGTGTATATACAATGCCATCCAATTTTGGTCGAGTGTTTCGAGCTGGAGTTCGTTCAAACCCCGTCAATCCTTTGTCAGCTCAACTATTTATCGTTTCAAGAGATGGAAATGGAGCATTGACAACATCTCCAGATGCACTCAAGCAAAATTTGGTTCTATTTCTTAATCAATTTCGAATGATTAGTGATGCAATTGATATTCTTGATGCTCCAATTGCAAATATAGGAATAGATTTTGAAGTTGTAACCGAACCAGAAGCCAATAAGAATGTGGTAGTTCAAAATATTATTTCCAAACTTGGAGATTTTATGATTACAGAAAATTTTCAGATAGATCAACCAATACGAGTATCAGATGTTCAGAACATTATTTATAACACACAAGGAGTTTTGTCTGTTACCAAAATGAGATTTAGAAATTTTGCAGGTACAGTAAATGGAAGAATATATAGCGATAATACGGTTAATGTTTCTACTAATACGGTGAAAGGATTACTTTTTCCTCCACAGGGTGGAATATTTGAAGTTAAATATTCCACATTTGATATCCAAGGAGCTGGAATATAATGTTTAGACGACTTAAAAGTGATCGTGATGGATATATTACCGATAAGGTGATTCGTAATAATCGAGTTACTGATGCAAATACTGGTCAAGCAGGAACGCTTGATCTCTTTAAATTATATAATGAATCTTCCATATCCGGTGAAACAGGAAGCATTAATGAAATATCAAGAATATTAATTCATTTCAATTTTGACCCATTGAGAGAATTGACTGGTTCTGTTTTTGATGTTGGAGACAGCTCGTTTAGAGCAATATTAAAATTGCATGATGTTTATGGTGGACAAACTGTTCCATCAAATTTTAATATTGCTGTTTTTCCTTTGTCAAAATCATTTGAAGAAGGATCTGGGTTTGATATAGGTTCATTTAGAGATTTAGATGCGGCAAATTTTTTGACTGCTTCTCAGAATGTGACTTGGAGCCAAGAAGGTGCGGCAGCGAGTGGAACTTTGGGTGATGATGTTGATATTATTGAAACTGCCAATTTAGGAAATGGATTAGTATCTCTTGTGGGTTCACAATTCTTTTCTACGGGAGAAGAAGATTTAAGTATAGATATAACCAATATTGTTTCTGCAACATTGGCTGGAATTTTGCCAGATTATGGTTTAAGAATATCTTTTAGTGGAACTCAGGAAACAGATCAGAAATCAAGATTTATTAAAAGATTCACGTCGCGGCACTCGAATGATCCATCTTTTAGACCCAGCATTCAGGTAACTTTTGATGATACAATTCAAGATGATCATAGATGTTTCTTTTTTGATTTGACAGGTACTTTATTCTTACAGAATTATCATCTTGGACAACCGGCGAACATTATACATAATGGCACAGAAATAACCGGAAGTGAATCCATTATTGTTAGGCTTTTATCGGGTTCGGGTTCAACCTTTTTTGAGAAGGTAATAACAGGTTCTCAATATCAAATTGGTAATAATTTTCAAACAGGAACTTATTTTGCTACTTTTGCCGTTGCCACGAACGAAACTGGTTCAATATTGAACGAAGTTCGTCTGGCGAACTCAGCGACATTTGCAGAGGTTTGGGGAAGTCTTGATGCCACACAAGGTTTCTTAACTGGGACCTTAGAAATAAACGCTGTCCCTCGCACAGCCTTCAATTTGTTGCCGTCGAGAACATATGTGAATGTCAGACAGAACAAGGGAGTTTATAAGAGCACAGAAAAAGCAAGATTTCATGTATTTGTTCAAGATAGTTTAGAAAGAATAAAAGCTAGCAAATTACCATTGGAGAAAAAAAGCACACTTTTTAAAGAGATGTTTTATCAAATTAGGGATTCAAATAGTAATTCGATTATCATTCCATTTCACAATCCTGGGACAAAGCTAAGTGTAAATGATAATGGAATGCATTTTGATTTATTTATGTCCGATTTATATATTGGTCGTTCTTATGGAATTGAGGTCAAGTATGTTGATAGAGGAATTGAAAAGATTTTGGGATTGAATGAAGTTGGAGCTGTTTTTAGAGTAGAAGTATGACCGATAATATAAAAACATTGAAGCTTAATTCTCCTGGGTTATTTGTTCCGTCGATAATTCGTGGGGTAATTGATGGAGGTGCGCCTACAGGAATATTGAACGCTAGCACAGTTACAAATAGAAATATAAATACTTCGTCATCATTCCGCTATGATTCGCCGGGCGCGGGCATACGCTCAACACAACAAATAAATGTTAATTATGGCGATTTTGCCAACCATATTTTTTATCAAAGTGCTCGTGTTGCGGTCAATATTGCAACCGAAAGAATTATTAATAATTACCCATTTGACGGAACAAGAAAAGAAATTGAAGAATTTGTAGATTCATTAACAGGTTTTGAAAAATATATTTTAGATCAATTCCCTAGAAATGTTGGTTTCTTAAATTTTTCTGGCTCGGCTGATCCCAACGGTGGTTCTTATATCGTTGTTGAAGATTTTGCTGGTTCGGTATTTCCAACGATTTCTAAAAAACAAACAGGAGAAAGTGTTCTAGACCCAGGGCTGAAATCTTTATCATGGGAATCACACATTTTATTCCATACTGGATCTGACTCTTTTGAATCGGCAATTTATCAAAAAATATCAGGTTCTAGTCAAGGAATAACTTTATTTGTTAGTTCAACAAATGATGATTCCACCAAGGCAGATTTAATATTTGAAGTATTGTCTGGTTCCACAATATTATCTGTTACAACGGGTGGTTTGGATCGAGGAGTTTTTCATCATGTTGTTGCAACATTTAATCGAAGACCGGGTATAAATAAGTTAGAGCTTTATGTAGATGAAGAATTAGTTGTAACGTCGAGTAATTCTATAGAGTTTGGACAAATAGATTTTACAGTTTCTCCTTTTATTATTGGTTCAGGGAGCAATATTGGCTCACTTGTCCAGGAAACTACTTTTTCAGGCTCTATTGATGAGTTTAGATTCTTCCATGATACGAGAACAATTGAGCAACAGAAAGCATATGAAAATAAAAATGTCTATAACACACCAGAGTTGGTTTTATATTTCAAATTTAATGAACCGAGTGGTTCTCTCGGAGACGCAGATGCAGATAGGGTTGTACTCGATCATGGAGGTAATTCCCTACATTCTTTAATATCAAACTTCAATTTTGAATTAAGAAATACTGGTTCTGTTTCTCCAATAATTTTCGAAGGATTAAATAATAATCCTGTTCTATTTCCAGGATATCAACCTCTTATTGATTTAAATTCAGAACTTTTAGCATCTGCTTCAAGTTATGATGCTTCTAATCCAAATCTAATTACAAGATTAATTCCTCCTCATTATTTTTCAGAAGGCCAGTCTGAAGAAGCTTTTGAAAATGAAGAAGGAACAATTATTGACTCGTTTGGTGGAGAATCAATACCGGGTTCAGGAGATCCTGGACAAGCACAAATAATACAAACAATTTTATTCATATGGGCTAAGTTCTTTGATGAGTTAAAAATTGTATTGGATAATTTTGGCAAGGTTCTAAATGTAAATTATAGCGGCGTAGATTCAACACCAGATCAGTTATTAAGTAAGGTGGCAGAATTTTATGGATTCTCATTGCCAAATCTTTTTAATGAATCAACTTTGGAACAATTTATTGATGCTGAAAATATAAATGTGGATATATCCACATCTGAACAATCATTAAAAGATATTCAAAATAAAATTTGGAGAAGAATTCTTGTTAATATAAGAGACATAATCGAAAGTAAAGGAACACTACATTCGGTTAAATCATTTATTAGAACGTTGGGTATTGACCCAGATTCAAATTTTAGAATTAGAGAATTTGGTGGACCAACAAGGAGAAACCTTTCTGAACAAAGAGAATTAAGAACAGAAGTATCAACAATGATTGACATGTCTGGTTCGAATTCATTAATTCAAACTAATGCACTATTAGTTGTTAAGGTTGAGCCAGGATTTCCAGAATGACCCTATTTATAGTAAGATAATATGACAAACGTAATTACAAGTAGCATAGCGGACTTCAGTGCAGATTCTTTTTGGCAGGAGAATAAAGTTAATGGAGTTGCCGGTTTGGTTCTTGCTGATTTGCCTAATCGTGTTTTGGCACAATATGCTAATGCAATTGATGTAAAATTTAAAGAAATAAATGAGGCCATGAATGGAGTTATTTCCATTCCAAGTGGAGCATTCGGTGGAGGATTAACGGTTGATGCTTTATCTACTGCCGATGATGTGGTTGTTGGAAATACAAGCGACGGAGAAGATCATGGAATCACCATTCTTGCAGGACACCTTAATGATTCAAGAATACATTTTGGTTCTTTAGATAATGATGTTGCTCAATTAAATTTTGATCATGCAAATGCAAGATTTAATTTTACTATTTCAGGAACAACTCTTTTTAGAATGTTTCCAACATTTATGAGACCAGCGGCTGATGGTGCTTTCGATCTTGGGGCTTCTACATTTCGTTGGGGAACGATCCATGCAGGAACGGCATCATTTGGTCCATTGGTGACCATCGGTGATGGTGTAAATAATGATGCCCCACTTTTAAATATTGATACGGGAGCTACTCAACGTGGAGAAATATTATATCTTGAAGGTGGAATTCCACAATGGGGATTGGCAAGAGAAGATACTGACGAATTTGCAATAAGAAGATATGTTGCCGGAACTTTTGAAGATAATGTTTTAGAAGCAAGTCCTTCTGGAGATATTGTTGTAACTCACAACATTAGTGCTGGTACAGGAAGTTTTTATGCCATTACTGGTTCTTTGACGAATTTACAGGATGGTTCTAGTTATTTGGTTGCCGGAACCAACATATTGATTAGCACCGGGTCTAATGGATCAATTAGCATATCTGCATCAGGTTCATTATTGCCCAATACCTTGGATGAAGCATATGATGAGGGCGGTGACGGCGTAGGTCGACAAATTATTGTTGATTCTGGACCTGTTGAATTATTGGGAACACTTGATACTGCGACCCTTAGAGTTACTGGATCGGTATTGGTATCTGGTTCGATATTGGTTGGGAATGCTGATATTGGTGATGCACATGCTTCTGGAAGTTATTTGGTCCTTGGTGGTTTTTCTGATGCAAATGTTGGCATGTCATTATTGTCTAACTCTGATACTTATATTGCATTTGGTGACACTGCTGCACCTTTAGCGGGTGCAGTTGCTTATTCGCATAGTGGTGATTTGTTATTTTTTCGTGTTGGAAATTCGCCTCGTGTGTCGATATATGCAACGGATATGCGTCCTTCTGGTATTGTGGATTTGGGGACGACTGGAGCGCGTTGGAGCACGGTTTTTGCCGGCACGGGTTCATTTTCAAGCGATGTGACAATTGGTAACGGCCTCACGGTCTCGGCGGGTGACTTCACGTTAGGCGCTGCAACTCCAAATCTCATTGTCGGAGATGGAACAGGGACCCCGAATCAGATTTTTTGCAAATCAGACGCCGGCAATGCGAACTGGGCCAGCCTACGTGCAGGAGGCACTGCGAGCGCCAATAATCGTTGGATTATTCAATTTGGCTCAGATGAAGATATAATTTTCTTACGCCGTGATGCTTCCGGTAACGCTGTAGACACACCGATGCGTTTGGACTGGACCACTGGTCTTGTTACAATTTTAACTGGATCATTTCTAAACAGCGTTTCAATCAATAATGCAGTTGGTACAGCGAATTCTGCTGCTGATGATCTGGTTATTGGCACAACGGATGACGGACCAGCAGATCATGGAATGACAATATTTGCCAGCAGCAGCGAGTTTTCTGCAATACTTTTTGCAGACGAAAATGATGATGATGCCGGCTTCATTCGCTTTCGTCACGATGTTGATCGTTTTGATTTTGGCTTGACTAATGCTGCTATCGTTCGTATCTCGTCCACAAGTTTAGATGCTGCAACCAATGGTTTTCCACTATTGGGCGGACCATCAAATCGATGGAATACGGTCTATGCGGGTTCGGGATCGTTCGGTGGTGCGGATATTACAGATGCGGCGACCGATGCACGTGATTTGGTTGTTGGTAGTGTAACGCATAATACTAATCGAGGTATCACAATTTTTTCTTCGGCTTCGAATATTGGTTATCTCAAATTTGCGGATAACGATAACACTGGTGCTGGTGCATTCTTTTATAGCCATATAAATCAATTATTCGTTTGGCGTGTTGA